AAATATTATATAATGGTCAAATTGTCAATGAACCTGCTGAATTAAAATTTTCGGCAACTTATTCTAGACGGAGTATAAGACAATTTAATACGACTGAATTATTAATAGGAAATGAATTAACTGAACTGTTTTGTGCCATTAATTATGCTCCTTGTTCCTGTAACAGACAATCTGTGGAAGTTATATATACAAGAAGAATGAAAGAATTAAGCGAACACAAGAAACAAGATTTTATAAAAGATGCTCCAGAAGCTTTTATCGTGATTGCAGATGCCCGAGCCTATTATACAAAAGATAAAGAACTAAATCAATATTTTATAACATCTGATATTTCAGCGGCTATACAAAATTGTTTGATAAGGGCAGAAGAACGACATATAGGTACTTGTTGGGTAAATGTTCATCCTATAAGAGAGCAAGGTTATTTTCAAAGAGAATTTTCAATACCTGAATATTATCAAGTGGGCGGATTAATAATTATGGGTAAGAATTTTATTAAACCTGACCCTCCAGGTAAGAAAGGATTACTTATAGAAAAGGGGTTACATTATGAAAATTGGAATTTTAACGCATCATCAAGTAAATAATGAAGGAGCAGTATTACAAGCATATGCAACACAGCAAATTTTAAAAAGCATTTTACCTAAAGATGTAGAAATTGAAGTTATTGATTGGTGGGTTGAAACATACCCAAAACCAAAATATGGCAAAAGAAAAAAATTATTTGCTAGTTTTAGAGCTAATCATTTAAATCTATCACCAACAAGAATAATAAGTAATAATTTACAAGATGTTTGGGATGCTTATGTAGCAAATGATACTTATGATGCGTATATAGTAGGTAGTGATGAAGTTTGGAAAATACAGGATGGCAGATATACAAAACCGATTCCGAATATTTATTATTCAATAGGTTATTCAGAAAAGCCTGCTATTGCCATGTCAGCTTCAGCTAATTTATTAGATTATAACAATATTTCCGAATCTGCTTTTAATTATATGAAAGTCGCATTGAGCGGATTTAAGTTTTTGGGGGTTAGAGATAACCACACCTTAAGCATGGTTGATTATTTAGATATAAAAGATGCTTGGTTAGGAAAAATGTGTGACCCAGCCTTGTTTTATGATTTTAAAGAAGAAATGATTTTATATACAAACACAAAGAAAAAATTAAAAGCTAAAGGAATTGACATAACAAGACCCATTTTAGGAATTAGAATACCAAGAAAACAGGAACATTTAATTGCTGATGATGTTCGATATTTTAAAAAGCATGGTTATCAAGTTGTTTCCTTTATGCACAAAAGCAATTTAGCTGATTTTTATTTGGGGGATGTTTTAACGCCTTTTGAATGGATAGATTGTTTTAAATATTTAGATTTTGTAATAACCAATAGTTATCATACCATGATATTTAGTTTAAAAAATAATATTCCAATTAAAGTTGTTGATTATAGAATAGAATATAACTATTTATTAAGTAAAACCAGAGATTTAGCTAATTCTTTAGGAATATCGGGTATATTTGATAAAGATGTTAAAAAAGTATTGGAATATTATGAGGATAAAAAATATCTTATTCCAAACAGTATTGAAATAACTCAATATAATTATAAAATTAGTTTAAATATTATAAAAGATATACTTATGGATAGATATTTATTATTAAAATAGGGCGGTGTTGTTATGATTGATGTTATTTATTTATCGGCAGGAAAAGGAAATAGGGCTAAATTAGGTTATCCAAAACAATATGCAAGATTAGGCGGTAAACCTATCATGATTCATGGACTTGAAATATTGCAAAGAATGGATATTATTAATAAGATTATTATTACTGTATCAGAATCAGAAATGGTTAAAACAACAGAATTAGTTATGCAATATGGAATTGATAAAGCAACAATAATATTTGGTGGTAATACAAGACAAGAATCCACTAAATATGCTTTGGATTGGATAACAACAGAAGATGTTTTAATCATGGAAGCAGTAAGACCTTTTATAACAGCAGATTTTATTTTGAAAATTATAGAAATGAATAATGATTTTATAACACCTATAAGAAAATCTATATCAACAGTAATAACTTTTGACGGAAATTGGTTAGATAGACGATTTGTTGGTGAAGTTCAAATGCCCCAAAAGTATAAAACAGAATTATTGTGTCAAGCACATACACAAGCAACACACCTAAATTATACTGATGATGCGGCTTTAATTATTGATACTTTAAGATTAATTCCTACAATTATTGACGGACTTGAAGAAAATATTAAAATTACGACCCCCTTAGATTTACAAATTGCGGAGGCGATTTATGCGAACAATTATAACCGGGAGTAGTGATGGTATAGGAAAACAAATTGCAAGGGAAGTATGTAGAAGGGGTGGATTTTATTATCCCATAAGCAGATGGTCCGGAGTTGATGTTTCAAATTATGAATCTGTTAAAGCTTATTTTGAAGAAATAAAAGATGAACCAATAGATGCCTTAATTAATAATGCAGGTATTATTTATCCTGGGTCTATTTTAGAATTATCGGAAAATCATTGGCAAGAACAAATAAATACTAATTTAAATGGGGTTTTTTATTGTTGCAAAGAATTTATTAAAATGAATAAAGATAAAGGCGGGAAAATAATTAATATAGCTTCAACCGCCGGTTTAGGGGCAAGACCAGGTAGGAGTGCATATGCGGCAAGTAAAGCGGCAGTTATCAGTTTTAGTTTGTCTTTAGCCGAAGAGGTTAAGGATTGGGGTTTTAAGGTTTATTGTGTTTCACCAGGGGCTTGTAATACCAAATTAAGAAAACAAATAGCTCCAGATGATGATTTTAAAAACATGTTACAACCAGAAGAAATAGCTTCATTTATAGTTGATTTAGTAGAAAATGGGTTTTGGTTAGATAACCAAAATATTATAGTTAGGAAAGGATAATTATGGGAAAATTAAATGTTACAATATTAAATAAATTACATTTTGATATTAAAATAGAACCCTTTATTTTTAAACCGTTTGAAGAACAGCTAATAGAAATAGAAAGCACTTCTTCTTTATTTAGAACAATAAGGACCCATAAAGGATTAAGGGTTGGTAAGCAAGACAATGATTTATATGTTAAAAAACACAAACTTGACCCTGAAATATTTAATGATTTTAATATGGTATATGATACAAGAGGACAGCATAAAAAAGCGGCTTATATAAAGGTTGTAGAAGCTTTAGCTAACCCTATCTTAAATTATTTACCAAAAAATCAAACTGGTTTTACAGATAGACCTGGTACTGGTTTAAATTTAAGATTTTTTAATAGTTATCGAATTAATCAACAGGGTAAATATCCTGTTGGGCCTAAAGATGTTTTTATGTCACATGGTATTGGGGATAAAAATTATTGGATAGGCTCAAGAATAGCAGATTATCATTATGCTTTAGCAGTGGGACCAGTATGGGAAAAAAGAATGAGAGATACCGGATATAAAGGGGAAATATTTATAACAGGTTATACAAAATTAGACCCTATATTCAATAAAGAAATAAAAGTTAAAGAAAATAAAAAACCCTATATTGTTTGGGCACCGACACATATTTATAATAATAAATACAAAGGAAGAAGTAGTTACCCACAGTGTTTATCCTTAATAAATGAAATTCCCGATACTTATGAAAAAGCTTTATCTTTGCATCCATCAAGCCGATTGGGTAGAGGGGACGTTCAAAATGTATCGATGGAAGAATTATATCAAGCTGATGTTATCATAGCGGATGCAGGAAGTACCTTGTATGAATCATGGGCAATAGGAAAACCTGTTATATTTCCTGATTGGATTTGTAAAAAAGATATATTAGATAGCTTTACAGAAGGTAATTTGGAATATGAAATATATGATAAAGGCATTGGATATCATGCAAAGGATATGAAAGATTTAATTAAATTAATAGATGTTGCTTTAGAAAAGGGTATGCAAGAACAAGAAACAGAATTTATGGAGCAAGTATTGCCAACTAAATATAGAGGAAAATCAGGTAAGTATACAGCAGAAGCATTGAAACAGATTTACAAAAGTTTTAAATAAGTCCATAAGGGCTTATTTTTTTTTGAAAAAAATTAAAAATATTTTAAAAAACACTTGACAATATGTATTATATATAATATAATAAAGATGTAATAAAGAATAATTAAAAAAAGGAGATTTTAAAAATGAATTTATTAAATATTTTAGAAAGAGCCGAAAGCCCGTATTTGACAAGGGAAGAAAGTGATACAGTTATTACGGAAATTAAAAATAGAATTTGGACTAATATTTCCAAATTAGCTTCAGTAACCATTGAAGGAGAAGATGGTACTGAAGAAACGAGTTTGGAAGATTTTTTAAGAGTTTTGGAAGGGTATTCTTTTCAGAGGGCAGAAGCTCTTAATAATCTGAAATCAAAAACTAAAATTACTTTGGTTTACGATTCAGATGAATACATAATTGTAATTTTTAGGAAATAATCTTTAAGCATTATTTCCCAACAATAAGCCGAAAGGCTTATTTTTTTTAGTTATTTTTAGATATACACTTTAAAATATTAAGTTAAAAATACATATTGATTTATTTTTTAATGTATGCTATAATTATAATAGATATATTTTAATATTAACATACATTTCAACTATACTTGCTTATGCAAGGAGCAAATCAAGCCGACAGGCTATAAATGGAGGTTTTTAAAATGAAATTTTATAGAATACGTCAAAGATTTTTTACACCAGATGATGGTGGTACGGGAGGTAATACTGAAAACACCAATACAACAAATCCTGAAGAAAATAGTACCGAAACAAAAGACCCAAAACCAGCGGGGAAAGTCTTTACCCAAGAACAACTTGACAAAATAATATCAGACAGATTAAACAGGGAAAAGGCAAGCTGGGAAAAAAAGATTGAAGATGAAAAGAAAAAAGCGGCTATGACCGAAACAGAAAGATTAAAAAAGGAAAAGGAAGAAGCAGATTTAAAAGCCCAAGAATCTTTATCAAAAGCAGAACAAAGATTAATAAAATCAGAAATCATGGTTCAGGCATCTAAATTAAATATAATTGATATAGATGCGGCTTATAAATTATTAGATAAAGAAGAATTAAAAGTTGATGCTAATGATAATATTTCTGGGGTGGCTGAAGCTTTAAAAACACTGATTGAAGAAAAACCTTATTTAGTAGGAAAAGAAACAAAACCCGCGGTTACAAAAACAGGAGATAATCAAAATGAAGATAATCAAACAAAAGGTGGATTTAACATGAATGATTTAATCCGAAAAGCCGTAGGTAGATAAAAATAATTATTAGGAGGAATATTTATGAGTTATATTCCACGTTCTGGGGCAGAAGCTTTAATGCCCGAGGAATTTCAGAGAGAAATAGTGCAAAATGTAGCCCAAAATTCTGCAGTAATGAGTTTAGCATATAGGGCTCCAGATATGAGTAGACAGCAAAGAAGGATTCCAGTTTTAAGTGTGTTGCCAACAGCATACTTTTCAAATCCAGGGCCAACTGCAAGAAGTGATAATAGTGATAAAATGTTTAAAAAGTTATCTAGGTTGATGTGGGAAAACAAATATTTAGATGCTGAAGAATTAAATGTTATAGTTGCTATTCCTGAAGCAGTTTTAGATGATAGTGATTATGATATTTGGGCAGAAGCAAGACCAAAACTGCTTGAAGCTTATGGTTTAGCTTTTGACCAGGCAGTAATGTATGGTGTCAATGCTCCAGCCGTTTGGCCTGATAATATTGTATCAGGTGCAATGGCCGCAGGCAATTTTGTAACATTGGGTAGCGGTGCAGATTTATATGAAGAAATCTTAGGTGAAGATGGAGTTATTGCTAAGGTTGAAGAAGATGGGTTTATGGTTGATGGTCATGTAGCGGCTATGAGTATGCGGGGAAGATTAAGAAATGTTAGAGCAACCGATGGCGTACCCATTTTTAAATCTTTGTATAAAGAGGGAGTTCAGGGTTCAACTAGATATGAAATTGATGGAGAACCTGTTATCTTCCCAAGAAATGGCGCAGTAATTCCTAACTTATCAATGTTGATAAGTGGTGCTTGGAAGCAACTGATGTATGCAATAAGAAAAGATATAACTTGGAAGATACTGACCGAAGCAGTTATACAAGACCCAGTAACTGGCGAAATACTTTATAATCTGCCACAGCAGAACATGGTAGCTTTAAGAAGTTCAATGAGAGTTGCTTGGCAGGTGCCCAATCCTATAAACAGATTGCAGGAAGACGAAGATGAGAGATATCCATTTGCAGTTTTGGGAACACCGGGTAGCTAAATAACATTATATATCAAGAGGGGCGATAAAAAGCCCTTCTTAATTTATTAATTAGGGGTTGTAGATATGCAAATTAAATTCCTAAAAAGAAGATATTATAAAGGAAAATTATATGAAGTTGGGGAAATAATAAATATTTCAGCTAAAGATGGCAGAGCATATACTAATATGGGTTCAGCAAAAATGGTTCCTCCAGCTAAAAAAACATTAAAACCAATCAAAAAAGAAGATTATGTTAAAGTCAAAGTTGTTACACAAGGACTAGATAATTTAAGCTATAAAGAATTAGTTGAATTAGCCAAAGAAAATAATATTCCAGCTAGGGGTAAAAAAGAAGAATTAAAGCGAATATTAAAAGAAACTGGTGATTTTTAATGTATATAACTTTGGATGAATATAATCAAATAACAAATAGACCAATAACAGATGCAACAGAAAGCAGAATAAGAAGGGCCAGTTTTTTATTAGATTCCCGAATTGGTAATTATGCATGTGCATATGATGGTTGGAAACTTGATTTAGATAATTCAGATTCTGTAACTGAACATCAAGCAAAAATTGTAAAAGAATGGGTAGCTTTTATGATAGCTTTTTTGGTAGATAACAATGATTCAGCCCCATCTAGAGGCAGTGTAAAATTAGGAAGATTTAGTGCTACAGAAGATGGGGAAGCTAGTAAAGTTATTCCAGAAGCTTTAATTTATTCTGATATAATTTTAGCGGGAAGTGGTTTAATTAAAAGAAAGGTGCAATTAACATGACCTCCCAAAAGTTTAAAAGATTAATGACCCATAAGGTTAGTATAATTAAAAGAGAAAGAACATTAACAGGTGATTTTGAAAATACAACTATTGCTTGTTTAGTACCAGCTTTTGTTGAGTATGGGGTTGAGTTAAAAACATACAAAGATAAAGAAGAAGTAACTGCAAACACCATTATATATTTAACACCAACAGCCCCTATATCATCAGAACATCCTTATTGGTTAATATCACAAACACACCCCTATGGCAGACAG